TCAATGTGTCTTTAGTCCGTCTCGAATAATCTGTATTATCAAATCCTTTATCTCGTCTGCCGTTGCGGCGTTTGATCGGGTGCTTTCCGCAATCTTGGAAAGGAGGCTTTCCGCCCGGCTCATTTTCTCGGTCACATCATCTATCTTGGCATCGATAGAGGTGACATGCCCCTGTACGGAGGTGAACAGCCCCTCGAGCTTGGTGCCCTGATCTTGAGACATGGCGAGAAAACCTCCGGCCTTGCCGCTTTGGGAGAACCCTTCTGCATTGCGTATATCGATGCCGTACTTGTCGAACATACCAACGACAGTCTCGAGGATTCCCTCAAGTGTGGGAATGTTGCTTCCATAACGATCTATGAGTCCGCCGGTGAGTTTGGCCACTTCTCCCATCAGCTCCTGTTCGCTTATCTTGCCTTCTGCATATTTCTCATATATGGCCGCTATGTCGTCGCTGAACGTGCCTATGACTTTATCGAGAACTATTGTCCTAAGCATATCGGACACGATGTCACGAAAGGTGCCGGAAGCGTATTCCTTGAAAGAGTCGAGCGCGTCCTTGCCGTTGTCGAGCCAGTCCCAAAGACTGTCGACGAAGTTGTCGACAAGCGGCTCATACATGGAACTGACATATTCATGGAGGTTTTGTATGTACTCATCATATTTCTCTCGGAGCTCAATCAACGCCTCAAGAGTTTCGCGGGTCTGACCTACGAGTTTGTTTCCATAATTATCAAGTATGGACCGGGCAAGTTCCTTATCTATCAGCCCCTTCTCGTCAAACAGTTCTCCAAGGCCGTTGTTACGTGCCCAGGATACAAGATCTTCGGTCTTTTGGGAATGACCGCCTATGCCGGTGCCAAGGAAACCGCTACTCTTTTTACGTGTTTCTATGCGGAGATTGTTTATCGCCGCTGTCTGACCTTCCTTATAACTACCCTGGCCCCAGAGGTCGCGCCATTCGTCCCACCATCCGAGAATGGAGAGGTTAGCCATTACCCAGTTGAAAGCTCCTGTCAGCCACCCCCCGCCGCTTTCATTACGATACACTGCCTGTGACTCAGACGCTTTCTTGACATAGGCAGCATAAACCTCGTCGTGGTATTCACGCCACTTTCTAAGGTTCTGCATCCCATCCTCGGCAAACCATGCATCCTCTTCCTGTCGTGCCTCGAGCAACGCAAGCCGGTATTGGCTTACAGCATCGGTAAGCGCATTGATTTCCTTAACTTTCTCGGCGTATGCCTCATATTCCTTGAATGCCTTGTTGTTGCCCAGCTCACTAATCTTCTGCAGGAGCTGCACGGCTGTGGACACGATGGTCAATATGATAGATGCTTTTTCAACTGCCGAAACAGCCTCGACACCGACCTTCTGCACCGTGGCAATCCCGTTAATGGTGTCCGTGATGAAGGTACCCACATCGAATATCAGACCGATTATCTCTCCGGCGGTTCCGCCGATGGCATCACCGACCCCTTTGATGGCTTCGGCAAGCTGTGACACTTTGTCCTTCGCCTCTTTTTCGGCCTTTATGAAGTTATTGCCCGCTTTGGTATGCCGGCCTTTGGCCTCGGTATATTTTTTCAGAGCCTCAGCCATACTCAGATAGGTGGCGACTATTACCGGTTTGCCGTTTGCATCGACGCCTTCGGATTTAAACCCGGTAAATATCCGACCGCCATTGGTTACTGTGTCGAGCTGCTTTTTGGCGGTTGCGAGTTCCCGCTGAGCCACAGACAACTCCTCCGCCCTCTTCGACAGTGTGCCAAACGGGTCTCGGCTGTCAAGTTCGTCCATGATCTCGCGGATAGTGGTGGTGTACTCTCGTAAATCCTGTGGATCAAGCACGGAGGACGCAGCAATCTTGGCTTTTTCAAGTTGCTCCAAAAGCCCCTGAAGAGTCTCAGTAGAGGTATCCCGCAAATCCTCAAATGCACGGACATATTCGGGTGACCGGCGTAGCACATCGAAATCATGCTCCGTCAGAGCCCGCCCCTTTGATTTGATCGCCTCGGCAATAGATCGATCGATTTTGGCAACCGTATCTGCATTCCCGTCATCTTCAGCCTGTATGCGGGCACGGCGCAGCCCCTCGATGTCCTCGTTATATTTGCGCTCGATTTCAAGGCGTTTGTCGGAGTAGGACTGATACTGATCCGTAAGTTCCTTGTACAGCCTGGATGTGGCTACTACGTATGTGGTCTCGTTGAGTTCTTCGGAGCGTTCAATCTCCGACCGCTGGCCGTCTGTGAGCCTATCGTCACCAAGACCGGTCATCCCGGCTTTGGCATTCTGCGTTTGCCAGTCGCTGCGCTGTTTATCTATGGCGTTCTTTCTCGCCTTGTATTCTTCCCGGATCTGGCGGAGCTTCTTCTGAAGTCCGTCTTCCATAGCCGCCACCTCGGCCTCGTCATTCTCCTGCTGGAGAGCGGTCAGTTCAAGACCGAGCTTGCGGCGCATCTCGACACGGCGCTCTTCCTCGCGCTGTTGTTGCTCCCGCTTCTTTTTGGCGGATTCGGCATCTTTGTCGGATCCGGGCTTGACCTTGTCGTATTCTTTTTTGGCGGTGTCAACGGCTTCCTTGAGCGTCTTGGCTCGTTTCTCAAATTCCTCCTGCGTAAGGCTGTTGGAACTATCCTTTATGAAGTCGTTGTATGCTTTCAGGGCATCTTCGTATTTCTTTTTAGCCGAAGCCGCCCAGTCGGCACTTGAATCTTCCGGCTTGTTACGCCGGTTCTGCTCGGAGCGCAGCTTGTTGAGCTGGTATTGAAGCTCGTCGCGTGTATATGTGCCGTTGGTATTGACATTTCCGGTCACCTCGCCGTACTTCTTCTCCTGAAGGGTCATCTGCGCGAGAAGCTCCTCCCTGTATTTTATCTGCGCCTCAAGGGTATCGTTGCTGATTCCTGTGAGATTCTCGAAGTATGCGTTGACCGCGTCCTTGCGAACCTGCCTCTGAAGGGTGTCACGCTTGTTACGCAGATTCGTTAGCTCGGTCTGCTGATCCCGACTCAGTCCTTCTCTCATTACAACGGTCACATACTCGAACTTTCCTTTCTCATAATTCCACCGCTGTTGCTGGCGCGTCTGACGGTTGGATATATTTAGAGCCTCCAGTTCGGCTATGCGTTTGTTTACCGCATCCAATTCGTTCTGAGGTTTCGTTATTGATTTCTGCCCATCGAGGGCGGCAATCTCTTCCTTGATCTTCTTTATGTTTTTGAGTTTCTCGTACTCAGTATCGTACTTGGCGAAGATGTCAGGGTATTTCATCTCAAGGCGGTTCAGTGCTTCGCGCCGGGTGTCGGTTGACACTGCCTCATCGCCGGCTATTGAACACAGTTCCTCAATCTTGCGGCGGTGCTCTTCCTCTGCCTCGATGACTTTTTCCTTCTGCTTTTGGTACTCCTCCTCGGCTTCCTTGAGTCGCTCGGTCTCGGTCTTCATAGAAATAAGTGCTACGGCACACCCGGCGAGTAGGGTGGCTACAAGGACGTAGGGGTTGGAGAGCATGGTAGCATTGAGCATTTTCTGCGCCTTCTCCACAAGTAGCAGCCAGTTGTAGTGCAGTGCCTCGGCTGCGGTGGCCCACCCCTTCATGGCGGTCACAGTCATCAACGCAGTGCGATATACGCCATAGGTGGCGACAACACCGAGCAATATACGACCGAAACGCTCATAATGTTCTATCATATATGACACACCGGAGAGTGTGCCGCTGATAATACCCTCTGACTGCTGCCCGATTTCGTTGAACATCATCTGCAGGGCGTCCTCGATGTTGGAAATCTGTCCTGAAATAGTCTTTGACTGTGCTTCCATAAGCCCTCCGAACTTACCCCCTTCGTCCGTCAGGTTCTCAATGACTTTCTGCACTTCCGGGAAGCCGACCTTACCGGCCTCGACAAGTTCCTTTACCTTGCTCTCGGCGACTCCGAACTGCTTGGCAAGCTCCGAGATCATCGGTATGCCACGCCCGGTAAACTGGTTTAGATCCTGAGTGTACAGTCTCCCCTGCGCCATAGTGGTGCCGTAGAGATACACCAGGTCGTTCAATGGTACAGACAGGCCGGCAGCAATGTCGCCGAGCCTGACGAGAGTTTCGTTGACTTTCTCCGCCTCAAGTCCGTAAGCGAGAAGCTGCTTGGCTCCTCCTGCCACATCTTCAAGTCCGAATGGGGTCGTGGCTGCTGTCTTTACGAGCTGCTGCATCAGTGCGTCAGCCTTAGCTGCGCTGCCGAGCATGGTGCGGAAGGCAACCTCGAGCTGCTGAAACTCACCCCGCACCGACGCAATTTTCGACACAAGTTCCTTCATGGCGAATGCCCCGACAAGTCTCTTCACTGTCTTATCCATGGACGAGGTAGCTTTGTCAAGCTCTGCCATTTCCCTTTGCGCTTTCCTTGTTTCGGCTGTAAGCTCTGAAACGCCGCCCCGGGCGCTCCTGGCCCCCGGGGTGACGCGGTCGTTCAATATTATTTCGATTCTTACTGGCTGCATGCTATTTGTCGAGATGACTTCTGAAAAATCCCGCTACTTCTTCGGCCTCTTCCTCGATACTGGCATCGGAAACGGCCTTGGTGGCTTTGCGACTGACGTAGCGGGGCGCGTCGCTAAGCATCATTATAAGGGTTTGGTAATTCACTCCGGAGAGGATGTATCTCACACTCCAGCCCGTGGCATCGGCTATCTGCCACACAAACCCGAAGAGGCTATGGGAGCCTTCGTACCCGGCTCTTAACTCCCCTTCCTTCTTTGGCTCGTCCTCGGCTTCATCGGGTTCGTCCGTTCCGCCGATCTGATAATAGGTATAAAAGGGTCGGTGCCCATAAGCGACACGAAACGACGCAAGGCTCCGAGCAGATGGTCGTTGCTCATCCAGTGACGCACCGCCCACGTCATGGGACCCAAAAGCAGTCTGCGCTTGAGTTCGCCGCGGCATATCATCAGCGCGATCATTCGGGCTATCTTCGGGCCGTGCTCAACAAGGAACCGCATCTCCTGCTCTTTGGTGAATTCCCACATCTGCTGACTGGTGACACCCATCGAGAGGTAGGTCTTCGCTATCCTTATCTGTCCGTCAAGGCATGGCCGGCGCATGGTGACAAGAATCTCGACAGGTTTTTTCCTGAAAGGGAGGCGGAAGCTCTTCAGCGGCACGGACACACCCGCGTCGAGAAGCGCATCCGCCCCTTCCATTTCGATATGCCGGATTGTGGCTTCGTCCATACCTTAGCCAGCGTTTTCGGGGATGTCGTTGATGGCGTACGGCGCGCCACCGCCAGTCGGTTTCTGAACCTTGAGTTTGACGGCAATTTTGGCGGTTTCGGTAAGCGTCAGCTTGCCGGCAAGGTTGGCGAGAATCTTGCCGTTATAAATCGTGATGCGTTGGCCGCTCACCAGATCGATGGTGCATTCGCCTGACTGGTCAATAAGGTCCGACGGGGCTTCCCATCCTGTGACGACTTCGCCGTTTTTTACGAGTTCGCCGCCCAGGGCCTTCTGGATGTTTTCGTAGTTGAGCTGTATAAGGTTGAAGGTCGGTTCTATACTTCCGTTCTTCTGTGCCAAAGAGAGCACCGGAGCATCGGGAACCTGCTCGGCTTCGATGTCGACGCTTTCAGGCTCCTTACCCCCGAAGTCGAACGAACCTTTCTCGATATAGCCCACCTCGAAGTCACCGATGGTGAGCTTGCCGATACCGTACATGAAGTTTTTATTCTTTGCCATATTTTCTGAAATTGAAGGTTGTTGTTATGAGTATTCCGCCGACAAGCCCCAGCACAAATATCAAGATAGGGTTACCTAACGGCTCGGAACGTTTCTGACGCTCCTGCATGAGTTCGCTTTGCTTCTGCTCAAGGGCGTCGCGGGCGGTGTGATAGAGTGCCTCGTAATATTCCACCTGGCGCTGCAGGCTGTCGCATGTTCCGGTGATATAGATTATGCCGTCATGATGGGTGGCCTCTACATGCGCCCGGTCTTTGTTTTCACGGTAGGCCGCTCCCTCCGGCAGCTTAAGGAGGCTGTCCACGGATATCGCCATGTGCACCTGACTCTCGGGCACCGTCTGTGTCGTTATCACTCTGGTCACTGCCGCAGTCGTGTCGCTCTTCGCGGAAGTCGAAGATGTCTGCTCCTGCTGAGTCTGCGTCTTTTGGGTTGTCGCGCAACTTGAAAAGCACAGGGCAATAGTCAGCATGACGACAACCGGAAGCAGCCTCGACAGCCTTGCGTAACCGGGCCATTTCTCTCTTGGTAGAGGCCATCTCCTTTTTGGTGGCCTGCAGATCTGTTCGTGTGGCATTTAGTTCATCTTTTAATGGTTTGACGATGTTCTCCACCAGAATCCGGGTCGCGTTCTCAGTGTTGGTGATGCGCACAGTTTCGGCGTCTGCCTTTGCTTTCTCCGCATCAGCCTTTGCCTTCTCCGCATCGGCGTTGGCCTTGCGCACGGTTGCTTTCATAGTGGCCACTGCCACCATGAGCCCCACAAGGCCGGTGCCGAGAAGTATGTTGAGGATTTCGCTGGTGGACATCGTTGTGATTGGTTTACTGGGGTGTTACTGGTTTATACCGATTGACTTGAGCCACTTCTGAACGTCGAAGCTCGGACAGGCTTTGGCGGCCACCTCGTTGTGACCGATGATTCTCACGCCGGGGAACCGGCGGTGGAAGTCTTTAACATACGCCTCCATCGCCTTAAGCTGTGCAGGAGTGCGCGTGTCCTTGGGATTCATCGCCTTGTCACAGCCTCCGGCATAGACCGCATGACGGCTGACTGAGTTATAGCCCTTGGCGCCGTTGGTGATTTCCCACGGGTCCACGTTGGCGTCCTCGTTGTTGTCGACGAGCCGCTCGACCGTGCCGTCAAGATGGATGATGTCGGTGTAGCCGACCTGCTTCCATCCCCTGCCCCCGGCAGACACCGGGGAGAGGTGCATACGCCGGATGTCGGCAGATGTCACCTCGCGCCCCTCGGGTGTCGCGGTGCAGTGCAGTACGAGATACTTAAGCCGAGCCATCGCTTATTCAGTGGCTGCCGCCTTTTTGGTGAACTTGGGAGTGGCGCGGGTGTCCATCACGATGAATTCCTCGCCGAAGGCGATGTTGGTATCGGCCATCATGAGCAGCTTGAAGAAATACAGCTCAGAGGCGTTGCTCACCTTGTCGATCTGTATCACCGACTCGTCGTTCTGCAGATTGACCGCGGCGAAGAAGTTGCCGTCGGCATCCGGTGAGCAGAGGGTGGCCACTATCACGCCGTCGGGCCATGCGGCCACTGTCTCGATGGTGATGCCATTGTAGCGTTTGCGGTTGACCTCGGTCTCGTCGGCATTCTTGGCCTCACGAGCCTTAAGTTCGTCATCATAGGTGTCAAAGTCATCGACACCCATGATGATGCGGAGGTTCGGATTCGGACGCATCGCCTTGGGGATGGCGCGGCGGATCTTCTTGAGCTTGCCGAGCATGGTGGTCTCTCCGGCTCCGTCGACGATGACGCAGTCCTTGTCCTTGGCGGCCTGGGTGAGGATGCCGTTCATGAGCTTGGTGTCGTCGGTGCCGTCGGCATATTCTCCGTTGACATAGTGGTCGCCGAGTTCAAACTGCACCTGCTTGGAGAGCGCGTCGAGCAGCGCGTTCTGACCTTCGGGGGGCAGGTTGCGGAACACGAGGTTGCCGGTGGGCTGCCACTTGCGCCAGATATGCTCGAAAGAGCGGGGGTTGAACACTGTGAAGGCCATGAAGTCGTGGGGCTCGAGCACCTGCTCCGACCAGTTGAAGTCGCCCTTGCTGTCCTCGACAGTAGGATTCTCCTTGCGCTTCTGGAGCATCTTGCCCACTTTCAGGCGCGGGATGCTGATTTTCTTGTTGACGCCGGGGATGACCATGATCAGACCCTTCTCCACGAGTTCGTTGCCCGTGGCGGCCACGGTGAGGATGCGCTCGAGTACCTCGCCGTTGTAGTTGGTGTTGTCTACTTTGATTGCCATTGGTGTATGGTGTTAGCGGTTATTGTTTCTTGAGGTTTTCGCGGATCTCGGCCATGCGCAGTTCCCACGGGCCGGCCTTAGGGGCGTCGTCGGAAGTCGGTTCGGTCTGGAGTGTGGCGCTGAGTTTCTGCGCCGGAGCGATGGAGTCGAGGGTGGCGTTAAGGGTTTCGATACCGACCATCTTGCCGAGGTCGAGGAAGTGCTGCTTCTTCTCCGCCGGGATCTTTTTGGCAGCGATGGCCGCGTCTACGGCGGCTGTGACCTGTGATAGTTTGAGCTGCTCGTTTTCCCTGCGGATGTTCTCCACATCGTCGTTGGCAGTTTTGAGTTCCGCGAGTTTCGCGTTGACGGCCGCCTCGTCTGCCGTTTCCGGCAAGCCCAGTGTCAGGGCGAGTGTCTTGATGTCCATTTGCGGTTGGTTGTTGGTTGGTTTATGATTCAGCCTTGGAAGGGGGCAGTCACCACCCTCGCTCAGCGTTATTAACTGTCCGTCCTTGTGGAGCCGGATGGCATCGTTGTTGGCTCCGATGTCGACAAGCGACACTTCGATAAGGCGCGCCTTTGTCACTGTCGCATAGCGCTGCCCCGGCACGATAAGCTCCGCGGCTTCGCTTGTCTCGATCACCTCGAAGCCGATGCTCACCATGCGTAGCGAGCCGAAGTCCCACTGCTTCTTGCACTGGGTGGAAAGTTCGGTGGCCTCGTCAAATGCGAGCTCGCCGGTGATCTCGCCATTCTCTTTCTTTATGTCCTTTATAAGTCCGATGGCCTTGCCGCGGTTGTGCATATAAAGGAGTATGGGGTTGCGCTCATATTGGGTGATGTCCACGCCATCGGTCAGGACGCGGTACCCGTAGCTGTTGAGCGTGTCGTTTGTCAGTCTTACTCTGTTGCCCATGTCTGTGCGATAATGATTTTTTCGGTGCAAAAGTGAGAGATAAACCGCTTGTTTCCAAAAAAGTGTGCAATGGTTGCACACTTGTATGCAATGGTTGCACACTTTTTTTGAAGGCACACCTCATATTCGCACTTTTGCAGTGCAAAAGCGCCAAAATCATTATCGACATGACAAAAGCTGAACTTGAAAATAAAAGAAACCTGGCACGCACCCTGTATCTTTCAGGTAAGGAGCAGACCGAAATCGCCGAGATGATAGGCGTGTCACGAGTCACTATATCCAAATGGTGTACCGCTGACGGATGGAAGGCTACCCGTGCTGCTAAGACCATCACTCGCCCGGAGCTCATAAAGAAATTACTCCTGGCCACTAACACATTGCTCGACAAAGTCAACGAATCCGGTGACCTCGCCCTTATAGACAGCCTCGGCGACAAGCTCTCGAAGCTGACCGCCGCCATCGACAAGCTCGACAAGTCACAGGCCAATGTCGTGGCCGCCATAGAGGTGTTCACTGCTTTCTCCAAATATCTTGAATTCCGCGCTAAGACAGACCCGGAGGTAACTATCGAGTTCATCAAGAAGGTCAACAAGCTGCAGGACGGATTCCTCATCGAATCATTCAACAAGGGAGCACTCGTTTACCATGGCGACTAAACTTACAAAGGAACAGAAGGAGGCATTCGCGCAGTGGAAGGAACACTGCCGCGAAGTCCAGGCCATGACGGCGGCGTCCCTGTCTATCGTAAAGGAGTCGCCTGTCGAGAAGGAGCGTCGCATCAAACGGCTGCTCTCCAATTATGACGAATTCTGCGAATATTATTTCGCACACTACCTCACCCTGCGCGACAAGACCACCGGGGAGGTTATCCGAGTGATACACAATGCGCCGTTCCATACCAAAGCGGCACTCACGATAAAGAACACGCCAAATCTGAAGGCGGTGTTCAAATGGCCGCGCGGCCACGCCAAATCCACCCACATCGGAGTGTTCATTCCCCTTTGGCTGATTTTCCAGCCGAAGAGGCTTATCAATTTTATGGTCACTGTCGGTAAGTCTGAGGATAGCGCCAACCGTCTGCTCGGTGACCTTCAGGCGGAACTGGAATATAACCAGAAGCTCATCGCTGATTTTGGTGAACAGAAAAACCTCGGCTTATGGCTGCAGGGGGAGTTCAAGACCAAAGGCGGGGCAAAATTCCTCGCCGTGGGTCGCGGACAGTCGCCGCGCGGCCTCCGCGACCGTGAGGCCCGTCCGGACTATATTGTGATCGATGACCTTGACGATGACGAGCTCTGCCGCAATGAAAAGCGTGTCAAGGAACTCACTGACTGGGTCAAGGAGGCTCTGTTCGGTGCGCTCGATGTTGGCCGCGGCCGCTTCATAATGGTTGGCAACCTTATTTCTAAAAAATCGGTGCTTGCCAACATCGCTGCCTCGAAGGGCGTGCATGTGTCCGAGATAAAGGCCGTTGACCTTGACGGCAATCCGGTGTGGGTCGAGAAATGGACTAAGGAAGAGGCACAGGCTGTCAAGGATTTCATGGGATACCGCGCCTGGGAAAAGGAGATGATGCACAATCCCATCAATGACGGATCCATATTCCGGCATGAGTGGATACGCTTCAAGCGTATGCCGAAACTCGAAAAGTACGAGATGCTCGTGTGTTATACCGACCCGTCATTCAAATCGACAACAGCAAACGACTACAAGGCTTGCCGACTGTGGGGCAAGATCGGGACAGAGCTACACCTCATTGACTGCTATGTCCGCCAGGACACAGTGTCCGGAATGGTGCGCTGGCTCTATGACCTCTATGAGCGAACACGTGACCGTGTGGCAATATCCTTCTTCATGGAGGCCAATTTCATGCAGGACATCATCCTCGACGAGTTCGCCGCCGAAGGAAATATCCGCGGGTACCAGTTGCCCATACTGCCGGACACCAGAAAGAAGCCGGAAAAGGTGCAGCGCATCGAAGCGGTGTCGCCGCTGTGGGAGCGTGGCTTCGTATTTTACAACGAGGCTCTGAAAGAATCCCCTGACATGGAGGTCGGCATCGAGCAGACCCTGGCTCTCGAGCGAGGCTCCCGCGTGCATGATGACGCGCCGGATGCCGACGAGGGTGCTATCTGGTATCTGCAGCGCAGCACTCGTCAGGAAGTTTTCAAACCGGTGGCGATTCCCCGTCGCTCGCCTAAAAATATGTGGTAATATGTTTATAGATACCGAAGATTACAAAGTGGTGATTGGTGATGCGGCCTTGAAAGTCGTGTCGCAGTCATCACCTGAAAATATAGCCAATGCCGAGGCAGAGGCCATTGAGGAAATATCAGGATATCTTCGCCCTGTATATGACACCGCGGCCATTTTCGCAGCAACAGGCAACGACCGCAACAGGCTTATAGTGATGTACACCGCCGACATTGTGCTTTATCACCTCACAGCTTCGCAGCCGCAGAAGATGGGTAGCGAAATCCGCAAGGAGCGATATGAGCGCGCCATAAAATGGCTCGAGGGCGTACAGGCAGGCAAAATTGTCCCCGACCTTCCTCTTGCCGGATCTGACGACGACAGCCCCGGCTTCGGCACCTCCTATTATTCATTCCCCAAACTTAGACACGACTGGTGATTATGGGCCGCAGACAGAACAGACCGAAACTCAGCCGGGCGCAGAAAGATGCCAAAGGCAGGATACAAAAGCAGACCTCCGTCATTCTGGAGCTGCACCGCTACGCGGAGTTTTTCTCAAAGAACGACATCGAGGACTGGCGCCGGGCGTGGCAGAGCGCGATTGATCCGCGCCATCCGTCCCGGCAGAAGCTGTACGACATCTACCGCGATGCCATGACCGACTCGCATCTTTCGGGCTGCATACAGCAGCGCGTGGGGTTCGTTATGTCGCGCTCGTTCAAACTCGTCAATGAGAACGGCGACCAGGACGATGCCGCAGGACACTTGTTTGACCAGTCCTGGTTCAAGGACTTGTGCCGGCTCTGTCTGGAGTCGATATGGTACGGCCACTCGCTCATCGAGCTTGGCGATGTCATTACCGACGGCGATGGCCACCCGGCGTTCTCCGGCGTGTCGCTCATACCCCGCAAGCATGTAATTCCTGAAAAGGGTCGAGTGGTGCAGCGCGTGGGCATGAACTGGGAAACCGGCATCGAGTTCCGGGAGCGTCCCTGGCGCGACTGGCTTATCGAGGCCGGGCGTCCTGATGACCTCGGGTTGCTGCTGAAGGCCGCACTTCATACCATCCCCAAAAAGCACGCGATGACGTTCTGGGATTGTTTCGCGGAAATATTCGGCATGCCGTGGAGAATAGCCCGCACATCGACCCGCGACCCGAATGAGTTCAAGCGTCTGCAGGACATGATCTACAACGGCGGAGCCAACCAGGGTATGGTTGCCGGCATGGAAACGGAGATTCAGTTCGTGGAATCCGGCAAGGGGGATGCCTTCAACGTCTATGACAAGAGAATCGATCGCGCCAACTCTGAATTGTCAAAACTGGTGATAGGCCAGACCATGACCATCGAGGACGGCTCGTCGCTCTCCCAGTCGCAGACCCACCTCGAGGTGTTCATGAATCTTGTGGAGTCTGACCGCGACTTCCTGCGCGACATTATAAACAATCAACTTATCCCCATCATGGTCCTGCACGGCTTCCCGGTCAAAGGGCTGCGCTTCGAGTGGGATGACGCGGTTGACTATACACCGGAGCAGCAGGTGGCATACGAAACAATGATTGCTGACCGCTACGAGGTTGAACCGTCGTATTTCGCCGACAAATACAATATGCCGGTCGGAGAGCGTCAATGTCGGTCATTATGGCGGGGTTATTATGCAGACGGCGACAGCAATGAGGACGATGACAAAAATAGTCAAAAAAAGAGGGAGAAAATTCTTGAGCGTTTCTTTGATACTCTTGACCGCCTCATGGAAAACCATAATGCCGACGAAGTTGCGCGAATACTTCACGGTCCCAGCCAAGATTTTTTCGATTAAGCCCCTCTGACTACGAGGGGCTACACAGACGCTATGCCTCCTTACTCGATGGAGTGGTCATACTTGCCGCTCCCGGCGATGATTTGCGCAAGCGTCTGTCCTTGCTGTTCTCAGGCATGATGAAGTCGCTTTTCAAAGAGCAAGGAGCGCAGTTCCGTGTCGAACTTGTGGCAGATCCGGCTGTGCAGGAGTTTGTCAATGCTCATGCCTCGGCTCTTGACTCAGCCTTTCAGAAGGTGGAGATGTCTGATGCGATGCGCCGGCGCCTGACCCGGTCGAATTACATTTTCTCCGGCATGAAGGCATTTCATGAGCTGCACGAGGCGTTCCCGTCGCTACTTGACGAGAACGGCAATAGAAAGCCATTCGAACGGTTTTTGAATGATGTTCAAAGCATCGACAAAACCTATAATTCCAATTACCTCCGGGCCGAATATAACTTCGTGGCCGCATCTGCGGAGATGGCCGGTCGGTGGGAGCAATTCATGCGCGACGGCGACCGATACAATCTCCAGTACCGTACACAGCGCGATGACAAGGTGCGTCCGGAACATGCCGCACTCGACCGTGTGACTCTGCCGCCTTCTGATTCATTTTGGGAGGAATTCTATCCGCCGAACGGTTGGAACTGCCGCTGCACCGTCGTTCAAGTGCGCAAATCAAAGTATCCTGAAACTCCCCATGACGAGGCGATGCGCCTTGGAGATGAGGCCCTGCAGCGCGACACAAAAGGTATCTTTCGGTTCAACGCCGGCAAGGAGGGCAAAGCCGTCCCGGACTACAATCCATATACCATCCGCCGTTGCTCGACCTGCCCTATTGCGAAAGGTGGCAAAGACCGCAAACTGGCGTTTGTGCCGGATAACGAGGTGTGCCAGGCATGTGCCCTCGTTCACCAATGTGAACAGCTACGGGGCGAAGTGATAAAGCTCGGCAAAGGCACAATCGAGATAAGTCACCTTGTCGATCGTGCTGACGGGGATTATGATCGGCTGCTGTCTGTCGCACGGCATTTTGCCGCCGATGGCGCAAGGGTTGTTCTGACTCCCAAAATGACTCGCCCTGCAAGGTTTGAATACGACTGTGTGTATGGCTCGCTACGCGGAACCCGTTATGACGGCAAGTGTCCCGACCTAAAAATAGACGATTACTGGTACGAGCATGAGGGCTTTGTGACCGACAATCCCAAACGCGCTTTCTCTAATATGGTAAACCACGGACTAAAACAATCTGACCGAATTATCATTGACAAACCAGACCTTACTGACGCATACATGAAGCGCGTAATAAATCAACGGTTAAAGGACGGTCATCATATCTCAGAAGTATGGTTAAACGAAAATGGCCACCTAAGGCTGCTATATAAAAAGTCAGAGGAATGATTGCTCATTCCTCCTTCTGCAACGAATCGGTGGTCATTAGCCACGGAATCGTTAGTGCAAAGATATAAACAATTCCTCAAACACAAAAGTTTATGGGTAAAATAATCTCATTTCTCAAAAAATCCAACCGCTACAAGCATCTTATAGGCGGTTTTATCGTAGGGTTGCTCGCCTGTGGCCCCTACCCTGCCACATACTCGGCCATCATAGCCGGTTCTTGTCTTGAGCTTAAAGACAAGCTGCACGGATGTCCGTGGGACTGGATAGACTGGCTTTCAACCGTAGCCGGAGGAGCGATGGCTGCTGTTTTATGGCTTTTGCTCTGAAACATTCCTATCGGAACACGGATTATGCGTAACTTTGCACTTTGTAAGGCGGTGTCCCTCAATAGGCCGTGTGGTCTATCGCGGCAACAACAACGCGAATGCGAATGGCGGCGTGTCGTACGCGAATGCGAATAACGATGCTTCGAATTCGAACGCGAATGTCGGCTCGCGTCTGGACAACCAACAATCGGCGTACATCACCGGGAACGTGTTCCCATCGAGGAGCCGAGAGGGGCAAGCCTCGGCAACAGCGGCGAAAGCCGGAAAGCCGGAACATCAAGTGTTCGAGTAGGGTTTGGTAGGCATACGCTCGAAGAACCCGGACTCGGAAGAAGGAAGGCTCAAGGAGCCATTTTTATAATAACCCTCTAAACATTATGCGTAGAGAAGGATATATTATTGAGGAGATTGTCGCCTACCCCAATATGGCACAGTCATTTGACCAAGTTCTGGAAGGCAAGAGACGAAAACGAAGCCGACAGGGACGTTGGCTCTTGGCGCATCGGGAGGAGGTAATTGCGGAGCTCTCGGCACAGATTGCCGATGGCAGCTATACCATTGCAGGAGGTTACAGGGAGCGCACAATCATCGAGGGTGGCAAGGAGAGGCGTATTCAAGTGCTTACAATGAAAGACCGTATAGCTGTTCATGCAATAATGTCTATTGTTGATGAGCATCTGAAACGTCGCTTTATTCGTACAACTTCCGCAAGTATCAAAGGCCGAGGTTCTCACGATCTCAAAGCATATATCGAAAGGAACATCCGGGAACACCCGGAAGAAACTCAGTTTTGCTATAAATTTGATATTTCCAAGTTCTATGAAAGCGTGAGCCAACAGACGATTATAGACTGTGTCCGGCGCATATTCAAAGATGAAAAGCTGAATATCATACTTGAGCGATTCACCCGTATGATGCCCACAGGTGTCAGCATCGGTTTGAGGAGTTCTCAAGGCCTATGTAATCTACTGCTTTCTGTTCACCTTGACCATATCCTCAAAGACCATCTTGGCATACCGTTCTACTATCGATATTGCGATGACGGAGTTGTTCTCGCCGGGAGCAAAGAAGAACTATGGAAAATCCGACATATAATTCATGAGTGCGTGGAAAGTGTCGGACTCAAGATAAAAAGAACGAAAGAATATTCCCCATAACTGAGAATATTGATTTTTTAGGATACGTCATCTATCCTAAACATGCGCTTATCCGCAAGCGCATCAAGAAGAAGTTCGCCCGAAAGATGGGCAAAGTAAAAAGCCGCAAAAGACGGCGCGTGCTCATAGCCTCATTCTACGGAATGGCCAAACACGCGCAATGTAATAATCTATTTTATAAATTAACAGGCACAGAAATGAGATCATTCAAAGACCTTAATGTCGCTTACAAGCCCGATGACGGCAAAAAGCGATTCCCCGGTGCGGTGGTAAGCATCCGGGAACTGGTGAACCTTCCCATCGTAATCCGCGACTTCGAGATGGGCGTAAAGACCTCGCAGGGGGATGACCGTTGCGTGGTGGCCATCGAGCAAAACGGTGAGCAGAAAAAGTTTTTCACCAACAGTGAGGAGATGAAAAACATCCTCCTACAAGTGAAAGAAATGCCCGACGGCTTCCCCTTTGAAACCACCATAAAGGCTGAAACCTTCGGCAAGGGTAAAACAAAATATGTCTTTACTTAAAACATGAAACGAGTCCAAGGCAATCCCGATGTAGCACTCCTGGAGTGTACAAACCCGGTCAAAAACAAATGGCGTGTCCGCTGGGACGTGTCGTCCGATGAATCCGGCACCACCTCCTACATGGAAGAAGAATTCGACCATAAGCCGGCGGTCGATGAGATAAAGGTTCTAATCGAGGGCTGGATCAGCGATGCTACCCGGGAGAAAATCGTATCCGGCTTCTCTTACGAGGGTGTCCCGGTTTGGCTCTCTAACGAGAACCAGGCCAACTATGAGCGCGCCTATATCCAAAGCCGGATAGGAAACAGCGTGTCAGTTGTCTTCAAGTTCGGTACCGATGACAAGCCGGTCTACCGCCGGTTTGACAATCCGGCTGACATCGAGGCGTTCTATCGCGCTTTCTCCGAACATATCCAACAGGCGCAGCTTGACGGATGGAATGCCAGGGAAAGTATTGACTTGGAACCTTACCGCATGGACTGATCCACACCGCCCTTCGGGGGAGGGCAAAAAAATGCCCCCGGCCTGTTAAATAGTCGTCTCACTTACCATTAAACAATGAAGCCAGTACCGGCCGCCGGGGGCATTATGCCTTCTCCGGCCGGTACTGGCTTCATTTATGATAAGTGAGACACTGCAAAATTAGCAATTTTCGCCGACATGACAATATTTGAAGTGCTGAATTTCAACCGCGAACTGCTCGAAAGACTGCGCCGCATTGGCGTAAGGCTCGAGGACACAGCCTACATCGACCTCTTTGTTGACTTCAACAACATGGTCGGCGCCGGCGACAAGGTGTCGTATGCGGTGGCGGTTCTGGCCAACAAATATGGCGTGAGCGAGAGGAAGGTATACAGCCTGATAAAGCGTTTCCAGTCATCGGCTCTGCCGATTTGCCCGGCAAAGAATGACTGCAATCCGCGTGCAGTGTGATTCCCGGTTCCGATAGTGTGCCGCTGATGGCGCGTGCCTACCTTTGCACCATCACCAACAATCAACCGAAATGGCACGCAACAAATATCACCAAATCCTCGCCAGGATTCTTAACAACGGCAGGCACCAGGTCAACAAGAAGGGCAATATAACCTACCTTATCAATGAGCAGCTCTCACTTACTCCTGCCGACCTGCTTGAAATTTTCGAGGGACACGGACTGGCCCGCAAGAAGCTCCGCTCCGAGCTGAGGCTCTTCATGAGCGGCGAGCGTTCTGTAGAGAAGTACCGCGAGGCCGGCATAAACTGGTGGGACTACTGCGGTTCGATCCTGGTCAACTCCTACCCCACCTATTTCGAGAAGCTCCCGCCGCTGCTCGCCAGGATCAATACCGAGCGTCGACCGTCAAAGAACTATGTACTGTTCCTCGGAGCGACCGAGGCAGAGAGCAACCAGGCCCCATGCCTGTCACTCGTTCAGTTCCAGATCGAGGACGGCGAACTGGTGGTGTCCGCCTACCAGCGCAGCTCCGACGCCAACCTCGGACTGCCGGCCGACATATACCACCTCTACCTCATGGCCCGGCACATCGACGTCCCCCTCAAGTCAATAACATTGTTCCTGGGCAACGTGCATGTGTATGACAACAATATCTACAACACCCGCCGACTTCTCGCCGGAGAGGACAGCGTCAAATTCGAACTGAACGTATGAGCCGCCTTTATCTGTCCGCTCCCCTGCCCTTCGTCGGGCAGAAGCGTATGTTCGCCAAACACTTCATCGAAGTGATAAAGCAATATCCGGCCGGCACCGTGTTTGTTGACCTTTTCGGTGGCTCGGGACTGCTGTCACACATCACCAAGCACACCCATCCCGATTCACGGGTCATATACAATGACTTCGACGACTACCGACTGCGCATAGCCAATATTCCGCGCACCAATGCCCTGCTCGACCGTATCAGACCTATATCCGACGGTTTCGGGCGGCACAAACCCATTACAGGAGAGGCAAGGGAGCGTATATTCGCCCTGCTTGAGCAGGAAGAGCAGGAAACAGGCTACCTCGACTTCATCACCCTGTCCTCGTCGCTGATGTTCTCTATGAAGTATAAGATGAGCATCCAGGAGATGCGCAAGGAAACGCTCTACAATAATGTGCGCAAGGCCGGATATGCCGAATGTCCGGATTATCTCGCCGGACTGGAAATTGAATCGTGCGACTACCGGGAACTGTTCGAGCGTTTCAAGGATGTGCCCGGTGTGGTGTTCCTCGTAGACCCGCCTTATCTGTCTACCGACGTGGGCACATACCGCATGTATTGGCGACTCGCGGATTACCTCGATGTGCTGTCGGTGCTTCCGGGGCATAATTTCATTTATTTCACGTCCGAAAAATCATGCATAGTGGAACTGTGCGAGTGGATGGGTCGGAACCCGGCTCTCGGCAACCCGTTTGCACGATGCCGACGCAAGGAATTCAACGCCACCATGAATTATAATGCAGGATACACCGATATTATGCTTTTCACAGACCCGGGCGCACAACCATCACGCCAAATTTAGCCGTTTATTCGCCCATATAACGCAAGAGAGCCGTCACCCGATAAAGGTAACGGCTCCCTTTGTTTTAGCGCAACACGTGGCGTTTATGGGGCTTTGGGCGCAGCACTCTTGATGGCTACGTAGCTGTAAACCTCGATGCTCTCCACAATATCCTCATGGTCGTGGTTGGTGTGGGACTCGGCGAGTTGGAAGTCTTTGAAGGTCTCGCCATCGATGCCGGCGATCACATCATGGATTTTATCGGGCAGATCAAGGTCTATCCCGACACCGGCAAAATCCTTATATGCCGGAGCCCAGTCAGTAACTATATGCAGTCTGACATTAGCCTCGGCACGGTATTCCACCGCCGGAACAATGTCATTCCAACGGATAGGCTCGAATTCGATGAACACCGCCGGACGCTCCCATGGAGTGTCCTGATCGATGAATTCGACATTGCGGTTCCACAGGTCGATATGCTTTATAGCCCGAGGATAAAGTTCGTCATCGACATCCGCTTCATCCGGTCTCGTGTAGTATTCCCCAGCTGCGTTTACGCAAAGAGCCTCAAGCCGGGTCTTGATTGCGTTGTATAATTCCTTTCTCATTTCTCTTTTATGTCAAAATCAATTTTGAAGTATTCTGTTATATTTTCCTCGATTATCTCCCTGACGGTTGCCTCGACCTCGGGAGATGTGCCGATGAATTTGCGCTGTGGTATCTTGATTGTCCTGCCGACCTTCATCAATGCCATGAATTTCCAGAACTCGGCTTCGGTTGATAGTTGTATAGTCCTCTTGTCATTGCGCCGGCTTCCATCCTTCTTCCTGCCGAAGGAACCGGTGGCTTCGTAATACTTGTGCCAGAAAAACCGCTTCATGCGTTCTGTTACCTTTATCTCCCCGCCTTCGTTGTGGATGGCGGCCGCCGGGTGATCCGAGCGGAAAACTATGCTGCTGTCCTTCCTGACACTGTAAATGCTCCGGCGAAGACCGCCGGTGTCCACGAGTATCAGACCGCCGGGACGGGTCGGACTTTTTCGCCGTTGCCATGCCTGAGTGAAAAAAGCCTGACGCTCGAAGTTCCGGTCGAACTCGTCGGTCAGCTCAACCTCGATATCCCGGAGTATGTTACGGATCACACGCTCGAAATCATTGCTCATCATCGTCATCGAATAGTGATGGCTGTATATTGCTGTCAACGAATCCCGGCTTGGTCGGTGCTTTCAGCAGGTTATAAAACGTCCGTTCGCTGAAACCATACAAAGGATATATGTACCTCAGCCATATCTCCCTGTTGGGGATTCCTTGCTTGGCATATTGGTCATATATCCTGTTGGTGTCAGCGACTCGCTTTTTGTAACTTATTCCGGGTTTCTTTTTTGACATTCAGCTCATCGATGTTTCTTTGGTTCCGGTTTATACGGTCTGATGTCGAGGATCATTTCGCAGCTCACTGTCACTCTGCCGCTCCCCTCACACTGGAGGCACGTGTGGGTCTCCCCTTCCTCGTCACCGGGGACTCTGCCCGAGCCTTTGCAGACCCGGCAGAGTGCCACTTTCGGAGGACGTGATATTTCCCGCTTCATACTACGCTCTCCTCCTTTTTGGGTTCTACAAAGAAGGTCTCCTCCTGCACGACCGAGATGCCGCAACGTGCGAGGTTGGCTGCCACCGTCTCATCTTCTCGGTCGGCAAGAAGTTTATCCTTGGCAATCTCCTCGGTGGCTCGGATATGCCCGGGAAGGAACTCTTTGATGAGCTGCAATGCGCTTGCCCATGTGAAACCCTTGAGGGTTTTGAGCTTGGGAGTGCCGGTGCGGAATCCGATGGTACCATGTACCATATCGAGACTCTTTTTCTTTGAGAAAAGCTCCGACTGGTTTTCAGTGGCGAAAGACTGGAGCGTCTCAAATGCTTCGTCCTGTGTGGTCTGCAGCTGTGAGAGTCTTTCCTGATGCTTCTCTCGGATACGTGCGCACTGGAGCTCGATGTCTGCGGTGATTTTCGCACGTTCTGCGTCTGCCTTGGCATAGACTGCGAAGGCTTCCTCGGCTGCGTCTTTTGACACGCCGGTAATGATTGTCTTTTTTGCTCTTTTTGCCATATCGTTTTGTTGTTAATGGTGATTATTCGTCTATCGGGAACACCGTGTCGGTGTCATCACTATATTCGGCTATGTCAGCCTGACTCGTGGTCCATTCAGCAAGTTCTCGCATGAGGCTTATATAATCCTCGTTCTCCATGTCGGAGGTATGGAGCTGAATGAAGTTCTTGATTTGTTGTATTACCCTTTTCATCTCAGTTATAGCTTGTCATGCCGGGACCGGCAAGGTTGATAAGATAAGTTATTCGCTCGGTTGGCGCAGGAGCCTGTTCAGGCTGTTCCTTCTTGCGCTGCCATCCCTTGCGCTTGATTGAGCGGAGTTTGGTCGCAAGTTCCATCAGTTCTTCGATTGACAGCTGACCGAAGGCTTTGCCGGCTATTCTCGGGTGACGGCAGAAATCGTTGATCTGCGCCCAGTCGGTAGTATCAACCTCAAGTTCCTGCATCAGCTTAAGGACTATGCTGCGGCGACGCTTCAGCTCGTCCTTGGTGCCGCTCATTCCCTCGATGGCGGTGCAGAGGTCGGAGTATTCTTTCCGGGTCATCTCCTTGAGGGAGTCGGTGCGTCCGGCGGTGTACTGCAGCACGAACTGACGCTTTGCCTCGTCCGGCTCTCCATGTATGGTGAGCTTATGGAAAGCGGAGTAGAACCGCCCGAAGTTAGTTACCTGCTGTTTCATTGCTCTTGCTCTGTTCTTGTTTGTAGTGAAGCATTGCCATCAGGGTTTCTTCTGACAGATGTTTTGCCACCCCTAAGAAATATGTGTCCACATACTCGGCGATTGCCCATTCAGAAGCATATTCAAGGTTCTTCTCGATGAATTGAGCTTTTTCGGTTCGGCCTAACTGCCGAAAGGCTTGATTGATGTTTTGTGCCATAATCTTATCTTTTATTAGGTTTCCACTCTACTGTTACCACGGCAATGACCTCGCCGGTTCCCTTGCAGTCGGGGCACTCCTCCATCGATGGGCCTTCGACCGTATCAATCGGGAATCCTCCCCTGCCGTTGCAATAGCGGCATGTCATCGGAGCGGAAACAAACGCCTCATTATGGATGCGCCCTGAAGGTTCAAGCTCCACTATCTGTTTCTTTATGCTCATCTTTTTCTATGTTGTTTGACGTTCTTAACTCTCCTTCTTCCCATATTGTGTAGCAGCTGCCCGGATCTCCGGTGAAGCGCCCTTGACAATAAGCCTTGTAGCCTACCACTCGGATTTTAATTCCGGCTTTGTATTTGAGTCGCCCTGCCGGTTTGCCGGCTGGTTCCCCTTTATACTCCTGAGATATGAAGATGAAACTCTTGCGATGGAAACGGTTTATCAGCTCCATGAATTGATCGTAAGTGATTCCGCTCTCCTGAAAGCTGTCGATTATGACGAACTTTGCACTCTTAGGACGACCGAGTCTCTCAGCAAGTTCCTCGTAGGTGTCATCAGTGATCACGCGGAATCGCCCCTGCACCTCACTCATCCTTTCACGCTTTATTCGCATCTGGAATGACTGACTTATTCCTTCCTCATAGCTCAAATACAGGGTGGTTCCGTAGTTACATAATTCCTTGGCGAGTTGCATCACAAAGCTGCTCTTGCCGGAAGCTGACGCGCCGCTGATGAACCATGTCTCGTTTGTCGGGACATCGCCAAATGGGACACGCCATTTCTCGCCCCATGGTAGGCTCTTGTACTTCTTGGCAAGAACCTCCTTCGGACTAAATGCTCGCTTTGCCATAGTTACTTCTTCTCTTGAGTCTTTTTCAGTCCAGCGACAAGTGCATCAGCGAATTCCAAAGAAATTTTGGCTAACGTGACAGGCACACCCTCGGTTGGCTTGGGTCCACATGCCACGGATGCCGCTACATCGGGATTGTTGATTAATGCAGTCATCATATCCTTGGCTATCTCGTATCGACGCTGCTCCCAATCGGGTTCACTGTCCTGCGCCTTGCGCATCATTCGGTTGATGTTGATAACCGAATCCATGTACTGTTTTTCTATTACTGTCATAATTTTATCGTCTTGCGGTTTTATGGGGGAATTTGTAACACCACCCCATGATTTTATCTAATTTTATTCCTTCGGGTAAAAGACCAAAGGTGCTGACCTTTACAATACCCATTTTTGGACATACACGACCTAAATGAAGGTCAGTATATTTGCCGTCCTTAAAGACCACTCGAATCTCACGCCGCTTATTAGCTGTTGTCAACTCTGACGGATCTTTCAGCACTCTCCGGCTACCGTCTGCAAACGTGACTTTAATCTTGTAATCCATCATAGTCACGCCATTTTGAGTTTCTCAATTTCGGTATACACACGGCGCAGACCGCCGGCACTCTTTCTCACGATCACACCGATATCGGTGCCTTCCGGAGCGTTGACCTTAGCCACAACGCGAGCTTGCTCTTTCAGGAATGCCTCACGTTCACGTCCGTCATCCGGGGTTATCCTGCTGTAACGGTCTCCGTAACGGCTGAACATCTCGGCATAACCAACCTTGTTGCACTCGATGGAGCGGTTGATTTTCGCCTTGAGTCCGTCGGCGCCCATCATATACCATGCGCAGCACCGCTCGGTGGCGTTCCAAAGTGCCTTCAATTCGAGGAAGGCTTCATACTGGAGGTCGCCGGCTTCGTCAAGTATGATCAGCGGGGCGTCTATTGAGCGAAGGTAGAACACAAGGTCGGCATACACATCCGAGTATGACCCTCTGGTGTTGGAACCGAACTCGGTCGCTATCTTGCGAACGAGCTTCAGCTTGGTCTTGACCTGCGAACAGTCGATGTAGACCGCATTCGGATGGGTCTTGACATAATGCCGGGCGGTAAAGGTCTTGCCGATATTGGGAAGGTCACACAGCAGACCGCTTAACCCACGCTCTTGTATGAACTCAAGTTGCGTCGTGATATACTTGAAGGTCTCGGTCTTGGCTGCCTTCCATTCTATGCCGCCACGGAGATTGACCCCGAGCTTGCGGGCTATGCTCATCCAGTTGCCGTCGCTCAGGACTCGCTCGGTCTGACCGTTCTTGATGGAGCTGTATGCCGAGGTGGTGACCCCGAGGGAAGCGGCGTGCTTGGCATCGCTCGGGTAATTTATCCGGGCTGCCTTTATCGCTTCTGCGATTTTGTTTTTGATTTCTGTTGTAATCATATTCTAACAGTGTTGTAATTTCATTATAAATCATCGATTGCCACCTTTGCGGTTTCATATTTAACCCATGCCGCTGTGAGCGTTTCGGGCGCGTCTGTCGCCGTTTCGACCTCCGGCACGGTAATATCCTCGTCTTCCGGCTCCGGAGCCGCTGTGCGCTCCTGTATGCCCAGACGGGCGATTGCGTTTTTGCTCAGGTATTCCTTGAACTGGTTTACCTTCTGCATCTGCCTTGCGAACCGGGCTTTGTCCTCATCGGTCTGCTCAGCCATGACGCGGCTGAAGGTCTCGACTTTTTCCACCTTGTCAATGAAGCGGTCATCCTGATAGAGATACACGTCCTGTGCGTCGCCTTCATCGTCCGGCAGGTAGTAAGCCGTGACCTTGTAACTGTTAGACTTCAGCTTGCCGAGGACTTCCGGCTCACTGAGCCACCAGTCACTATGGTTGACACGCACCGTGGAGTTGCGCCGTATGCTCGTGGGAACCGTCACGCCTACGTACCGGGCTACAATACGGTCGTCATAGGGTCGGAGGTTAGGATTGATATTGGAGATAAGGACTTCCCACCGTGTCATGCCGGGATAATTCTTCTGGTCGGGATGGAGGCTGTTGTTCCATTCCGCATTGTCGGCACGGTCATCGGCGACAAGCTCCTCGAAGGTGTAGTATTTTTTGTCCTCCCATGTCTCGTTGGTTTCATCGCTGATCTTTTTCTGATATGTGCGCCATTTCCCTTTGCCGTAGAAGCGGCCGATATCCTCACGGTTCTTATGGACTATGCTACGCTTCTTTGCACCGTTGAGCGGTTCCGCCTGTTTCTCTTGTGAATTCTGCGGGGCGCAGAACCTTACCCGAGAAAAGACAACACCCTCAGCAAGCAGACCGTCCTTGTGGCGGGTCATAAGGTGGTTCTCAACCTCTATGCCGGCGGGCATACCCCATTGGCGCCGCCTGATCAGCCTGAACATCTGCCTGAAGCAGTCATCGACAAGAGCCTCGTCCTTTTTCATCGAATAGGTGGCAGAAAGCACACATTCGCTCACGGAGTCGTAAGCATAATACGCATGCACACGCTTGTTGCCCGCCATACGCCTTGGAAGGTCCACGTCATCCATCGTGATCTGCGAAAGCGAATATTGCCCTCTGTGACGGTGAACGTGCGGCATATTCTCGTGATAGAAGTCAACGTTGGGCTTCAGACGCATATCGACAAACAGCTTCACATCCGGGCGGTTAAGGTAATTGGTTATGGTCGCTTCGCTTGGCACCCACGGCTCGCCGTTCTTAACTCTGACACATTTATCCGGATCGAGAACCTCTCCGGTTTCGGGATCAAAAACGTCAAGCTCACCGCATACAAACATCTCATACATTTTCCTGACGGTAGTGTTCCACGGTCGGGTCGGTAATATCACGAGGCCCTTTATAACCCGTTCCTCTTTATCGGTCAGCAACTGGGCGTTCTTGTTGCCGAATTTACCGCTAACAAGGGCTGCATAACCATATTTGCGGTAGTCATTGACCTTACGCCGGAAGCGAAGCACCGAAGCCGGCAGGGTGTGCCCGTACTGAACCCGGAGGCTCTCTATCACGGCTGTCATGCGTGACCAGTCATAGTCCCTGCCAAAAAGCCGCTGTGATGCCGAGGCGTTATCATATAGCTTGATACAGGTGTTCAGCACCGATGCGTTGACCATATACTCACGCTTCTTGCCTATCTTCAGCTCGGTACCGGTCTTTTCCGGGTCGTTGAAGTATTCGACAGCCTTCTGGTCCTCGACATAATTTGCCCGGACCCATGCTGCTATATGTGCGTCTTTGCCCCCGAGCTTCTCGTTGACTTGGATGCGGTGTTCAGGTTTGAGGGAGTCAACAGCTATAAGGGCATAGGAACCTTTTGCTCCCCCGCCTCGCTTTACGACATCGATACGCTTACGCTGAACCGCCTTCTCATAACTTCCAATAGTCATGATGCCGGTGTCGATTAGCTCACGCGACGATACGCAATATATGCCGTTGCAATACTCCATAAACTCGCCAATTTTAGAGCGCCATTGCCCGTTCTTGAATGGAAGGTATCTGTGAAACCATCACATTGTCGTATTCAGCGACCACGTTCCCTTTGGGGTCGTAGATGGTACCCACGCCTGTCTGCTTGTCAAGATAGACCTCGGCTCCGTTAGGATATACCGCACGTGCGCAACTGTCCGAGTCAAAGAAGAACTCTCCCTCCTTAAGGTCGTAGTAGGTGCAGCCTCCATAATGCTTGAGCGCCGCAAATCGTATCTTTCTGGCAAGGTCGTTGTTTTGGCGATAGGCAAGTGCGTTTCTCACACAACGCTCCCCGATGGGCTTGCCATCGATGCGAAACGCCTTTTGGAGCTTGGCTATGCCTTCTTTGCTTACTGAAATGTACTTTTTCATATTCTCACTTATTTGATTTTTTGTTATTTTTGCGCTTATTTTCCAAATGGAATAGTTATGGTTAGAAAATCTCCCTTTCATCCATGGTCATCCGCTTTCGTGGCCATGTATTTTGATACTTCCTTAGCACAGTGGGCGAGACCACTCCTCCAAGAATGTGTATCAGCCTTTGCGCATCTTCAAGGAATTGAACTCGTGTGTACCGACCGAATATCTCTGCCGGATGATATTTCAGAAGCCAACGCTCAGCTTGGTGCATACAACGAAGCTGATCTTTTTCTGTGCCGCTCTTCAGAGCAGTCGCTAATGTCGCAAAAGGAGTTTGAGAAAGCCATTTCCGGACTCTTTTCAAATGTTCAATTTGGCAGTCCAGTATGGTTGAATCTTTTGCCGGATAGATACAAAGCGTTTTATCATCTACCGGAATAATCATTTGCTTCATAGTCTCACTTTTTATTTAGTTGGTTATTCATCTTGTCTATCGCTTCCTTGATGGCAAAGTGACCCTCCACTAATGCGCCGTACTGTTTGGATTGGTCGGCTTCATATTCGCTGTGGGTCGCCTCATACTCGTCAAGGACGGTCGAAGTGTCCTCAAACTGACGCTGCAAGGTCGTTAACATCACCTTGACTGCGTTATCGATCATTCGTTCTGCTCGTTGCTTCATCTTTGGAAGTTTTTAGTGGGAGGTCGGGGAATCGAACCCCGATACTTGCGCCATGGTCGCTCACCTTCCGGGCCTCCCTGATTCCCCGGCGCAATTTGGCAAACGCCGGGGAGTGGAAAAATTTACTTTGCCTTTCGGCTTTCTCGGCTCTCCTGCCGAAGGATCGCCCTCTCTTGGGTCTAACCCTCTTTATCTTTTACGAGGTATCTGTTAAGGATACCGCAGACTATCTCTTTAGCTTGACCGATGCCATCTTTGTATCCACGTGCGTAGCCGGGAGCTTGTGACAGGTAAGCGTGGCTTCCGTTTGCCCATCGGCGTATTTCCTCAAGCGCCATCTGCTCGGCATTCTCCTTGCCGCTCGACTTGAACCGTTCGGCTTGACTTAGCTCAAAATTCAGATGACTAAGCTCGTTAATTGCAGCTGTCAGTTCTGACGAGGTGTGTGCCTTGTCAACTTTGCGCTTTGCAACGCAGATATCTTCTTCGATTTCAGTTATTGTTCTCATTGCTTTATTCGTTACAGGTGATTGACCAGAGAAGCCTTTGCAGCTCGCCTCTCAGCTCTTGGCTGGCTACACGCTGAAGGGTCTCGGCTACGTTAGCCATGATGCTTGAGCTTGTCGGGTACTGACTGCCCTCAACAAGCGTGCGCTCAATGTTCTCAATGTAGTTGCCCAGCCATGTCTTGATCTTGTCGAGGTCATCCCACGAGGTCATCGGGCGAAGCTCACGCACAGCCTTGAGGTTTACCTGTGCCTTATACATGTCGTCACCATACCAGCGGAAGAAGTATTCATAGTCCTCGTTCATCTTGAGGGCATACTTTTCCACATTGCGCTCGTACTTGCGAAGCACGCTCTTGTACTCATCCTTGAAGATCTCAAGTATCTCCAGCTTGGTCATTTTCTTTGTCTCACTCATAGTTGTTTATTTTTCGTTTTTTATTGCTTTATATCTTTCTGAAATCATATCGGCCATCTTGTCGATCTCGTCAGCCTTGATACCGAGGGCGAGGTAAAGATCTTCATCCTCGGAATCCACAAGTGAAAAATCCTCGTCCTCATCCTCAGCTATCATCATACTCATCAGCTCCTCGATGGCATAGTGAAGACTTGTCGCCATCGAAATGACTCGTGCCATCTGGCGGGTCTTTTGTTCTTTGATTTCGTTGTTGGTCATAATCTTAAATTTGTTAAAATCGCGGCTTTTTTGTATCTTTGGCCGCTTGTTCCATTTGGAACACGCTGCAAAGATAAGCGATAATTTTCGCACAACAAAATTTTTCAACGATAATTTTCGCATTATGTGTAAAAT